GGTAAATCAACAGCTAATGGTATTTCAACGTGCTGGTCAGATGTTAACCATATACCTGCAGCATCTGTATTAAAATTTTCGGTAGGTAAATAACCATTCCTTAATATAGTGATAGGCGATACAGAGTTAGTAGAGCTTACCCAGGGTTGTTCTATGTTAGGATTAGCTGCCGTAAATCGTAAACTAGCACCATACCTGCTTTGCATAATTACATCACCTTCAAATAAATCTAATGAACGAGCAGAGTCAGGAAAAGGTAAAAATGTATTACCATGGAAAGGAATATCTCCTTCTTCATTTTTATAAGTAATATTATTAGCATTCATTAAATAGTTAACTTGACCTTTCTCCCCTGCTATACCAGTATAATACCATTTACCGGTAACGCCATCTTTTATACAGTGTATTTTCTCATTAGGTAATGGTATTGTAAACATATGTGGATTAATAGGTGATAAGGTATGCGTCGTTAATCTACCTTGATCATTTCTAATTGATGCTAAAATATCACCTACACCAGTAAAATTTTCATCATTACCGGCTAATATATCTACAACACTTCCAATACCACTGTCTGTATTATTGAAAGATTCTTGTTTACTAGTTGATGATGTACTACCTTTACTTAAACTTGGTAAGTTATCATTATCAGAATATTTTGACATTATTTAGAAACTCCTACTCTACTTACTTCAGCAATTAATTGTTCTTTCTCTGCTTCAGTTAATATTAAACCATCCTCACCATTTGTATTTCGTAAATTAGCTTTCTGTACTATAGCAGCCATCTTTATTAATGCTTCATCATTCTTAACTGCTATTTCCATATAGTCTTTAATCAAAGGTACAATTATTACCGCATCACCTATATTTTTTATCATAGGTTTTAATTCTGTAATTAAAATTTGTATTTGCTTTTCTTTACGAGTTGAATTAGTATAAATATCTTTTAATAAACTATCAAAAGTTTTACCTTCAAAGATCTCACTATTACTATTTTTATCTTCCATATTATTCTCCGTATATATAAATATACAAAAATAAAAAAGCGCCTGTTATTAGCAGACGCTTTCTTAAATATAATATCTTATAACTATTTTTTCACGAAAAATGAAGCTATAATTACTAATACAACTAATCCGACAAATCCTCCTTCACCAAGTGAAGTAACGAGTGCAGATAAATTAGCAATTACATCCATTCCGAAAACGTTACCACCTGTAAGAACCTGCCATAAGATTGTTACTGGTAGAACAGCCATCATGATAGTCACTAGACCACCGAGAAAGCCTGTTACGTATTTCATTACTGAATCCATAATTTTCTCCTTTTTGTTTATTGTTAGGGCAAAATTGCCTTGAGAGCATCGAGCGGTTAATAATTATTAGAACTTTAGACCAAATCCTAAAGTAAGATTTGTTGTCTTAGTCCCTGTATTATAAACTACCTTCGGGTCTACAAATACACTATTGTGAATTGCAAACAATTTACCTAATCCAAACACCATATTATCAGTGCTTAGTCCATCTGTTGCTAAATATGCGAAATATCCTTTCCAAAAATATCTTGCATGAAAATCGATATCCATATCAACTGTTGAATCAGCCTGATTTACCGAAGCACCTATCATAAGTTCTTCAGTCAACCCGTATCCAATAGTTGGTGATACCGACCACTCAGTCCAAGCTACATTAGCAATGTCGCCTGAACCTACATACCAGTCACCTTTTTCCTGTGCGTTAGCTGCGAATATACCACATGCCAACACAAATGTTAAAATTAATTTTCTCATAAAATTTCCTCTTTTTTTCTAAATGATGCTCTTATACTCTCATTTATAAATGTAACCATTACCTTTATTTATTTATAACCATTTTTCTCTATAATACATATATACTTGAGTTAATAACCCTTGTAAATATCCCATAATCTTTTGTACTCTTCCTTTAGTATATTTACAACACGTGTAATATATTGTGTTTTTACATTAACCATTTCACGTACCATAATATAAAGAGCTTTTTTATTATATGTTTCTATATTTTCACAATTTTTAAATATCTCTAATACAGCATATGCTATAGGAATATCTCGTTTATACTTTATTACAGTATCGATATTATCCTCACAGTGCTGTATAAATAAATGATAGAAGTCTTGTATTTCAGATTGTACTTCACCACGTATAATTTCATTAGTAACATTACGTTGGGTATCTATCTCTAAAATAGGTGCTTTACCTTTATTTTGAGTATATTTAGGTAGCTTTTCTAATAAGAATGCAATCACTTCATGTTGCACATCTTTTGTAGCAGCATCAAAATGATAAAATTTATAGCGGTGTATTAAATTTTCTGCCATCTTAAATAAAGGTTTATGAATATAATCATTAAACACTTTATTGCGTAATATGTTATCTGGTTCCTGATTATATGCAATAATTGCATTCTCTGTATCTTGTGTAAAATATAATTTATTTTTTCTTGGACGACCTCTTTTAGGCTTGGTTTCCATGCTTGCACTTAACTGCGCTTGAACTCTATTATGCTCTATCTGCTCATAGAATAAATTAACAGGACTCTTATTACTCATTACTTTTGTCTCCAATATATTTATCTCTCAATATATCTACCTCTTGTTTCAGTGATCTAAATATAACGCCAGTTTCATCATCTGATTCAAATGAACCTTTACTATCTATTATTTTCATATCAGTATATGCTTTCTCAATTGTTGTGAGCATATCAGCCATTTCTAGTGAGGTATCTGTTAGTGCATCATCTACCTTTTCAATCTTAATTAATAGGTTAATAATTATGTAAACACAAATAACTAATAACGTTGATAATATAACAATTACTTCCATTAATTAGTATCCCCAAATAAATCTTTAAATAAATCTTTTGCTGAATCATTAGCACCAGAAACGTTTTTTGAGTTATATGCTTTACGAGCAACCTTTTTAGTTTCCTTTACTGCTGTACTATTACTACCTTTCCAGTTCTCATATTCTATTTGACTAGCCATATGATCGGCGTGATGTAATATAATAGGTAAATTAATTCTCATTCTTGATTCAGGTCTGAATGCTATAAAGTATGGTTTATTAGCATCATCATATAACCCATCGTGTAATTTAATACCCATCATTTCGTTCTGATTAAACATTATACCAAATTCATTGAGTAGTAATAGCGATCTATCAGGCACTGACATAAAAGGTATATCAGGATTATATTCATAAATCTTACCTTGATTCTTTCTATGCCATTCAGATGGGTTAGGTTTATACATTTCTAACTCTTGCGTCCCTACTTTACCAAGATCATGATTAAGAGCAGCAAACATTAACTCTTCATGTGTATAACCTGAGCAATCTGAACCCATATCTTTCCATGACGTGTATACTCTATCAGCACAATCCATAACTCTAATAACGTGATCAACATACCCGCCAGCAAAACAATTATGGAAATGCTCAAAGCTCGATGCAGGCATTAACATCATTCTATCTTGAAAGAACGTATACATTTCTATAAGTTTATTTTTACGCTCTCCTTTAAAATTACTATTAATCTTACCTATTAAAGCTTCCCAATTTTCTACTATTTTATTTTCATCTAGATGCATAACTGTCTCCTATTTCTAATTCATTTTGTACTTTATACCAGTAAGGTAGTGTATAAGGATTATTAATACCTCTCGGTCCACCATTCCAGCACCTTGCTATTTCTTCTGCTTCTGTAAGATCATAATAATCACAATAGATAGTAAACATTTCGGTTGATTTATTTCTACACCATCTATCATCATATGAATAAAATTTAGATATATTTTTTCTCTTTAAAATACGATTTATATCATCAACCATTACTTGTCTTATTTGTAGAGCACCTACAGCATCTTCTGATGCTCTATAAGCAGAATCATTACCTGCACTCTCAACTATAATAATAGCATCTAATATCTCGTTTATTTCATCTTTGAATTGATTGAATTGATATTTAATATCGAACGTTTTTAATCTTCTTTCTAGAGTATCAACAACACAGTTTAGACTATCTATAACTAATTTTTGTTCATGGTTAGCTTTTTCTAATCTTTCTATATCATTCTCATAATGAACAACTGTCATAGTAAAATATATAGAAGTTAAGAATATAAGTGCTAATACCATAAACACTTTTACACTATCTTTCATATTTAATCGTTTATAAGTTTCTTATTACCTATATCACCTTCATAATAAGTATTAAGTACATCAATCTTATCTCTTGCCTCAGTTAGTTTATCTAACGCTTTTAAAGCTTCCTTTACAAAATGCTCAGAAGTATGCTCACCTATTGCTGCTGGTTTGTTAAAACATAAATCTAATGTTAGTAATGCTTCATTTACTTTAGCCTCTAACTCACTCTTCAGTGCTTTATATAATCTTTTTTTATGATCCATAAGTAATCTCCTAGTTTCTAATTATACATAATATAAGAAAAAAATAACAATATACCAACTATTTAGTTAGTTTTTGTTGTTTCTTAATTAAAGAGTTTATTCGCCTTACGTCTTTTTTAAATTTAGCTTTCTTTAACTCTTTCTTTAATTTATGTATTTCTGCATAAGCATCTAGCTTCACTCTTTGCTTTTGAGCTTTAGTTAGTTTAGGCTTTTGCGGTTTAGATTTTATTACAGTAGGTTTTAATGTTCCTTTTAGTTCTGGTTGCTCTTTACCTTTATGATATACATTACCGTCTTTATCTATATACTCTCTCATAAACGCCCAACCTCTCGGTCTACCTGTTGGCTTGTAACCTGTTGAGGCTTCAAAAGGAAAATCCTTTTCATATAACTCACGAACACACTCACTGCATAATACTGATGTCGATGTAGGACTACAAGGAGTCATCTGACCGCAACGTCTACATTCCATATGTAAAACACCATTTATTACTTCAGTATGATATTCTGTTTTAATTTTTTTTGATTTCATATATTAATATATATAACAAAAGTAAAAATACAGGCAGGTATTTTTTACTTAATTGTAACTACTTGTGGTAACGCCTGCTCACTTACAGGAATATTTACCGTTAATAACCCGTTTTTCATTTTAGCTTTAATGTCAGATAAATCATACCTAGCACTAATTTTCCAGCCTAAATTAAAACTTTTTCTTGTGATACCTTTATGTATGTATTCACCTGCATCTATATCTGAACTATTAGATTCAATAGATGGCTTTTCATACGTAACCCTTAATATATTACCCTCTGTTGTAATACTGATATCTTTCTTTTCTAATCCGACGCATGCGATATCAAAACATAATTCATTGTCTCGTGTATAAACGTCAACCGGGTAATTTGGTTTTTGTTCAACATAAGATTGAAACATTGAATTGGTGTCGAAAAAATTTCTGAATAATAAGTCTGTCGATGGAAAGACTCGTTCGTTTAATAATGTTGTCATTTTTAATCTCCTTAGATAATTATTTTGTTATTCCTAAAATATAAAAGTAATCAACCTGCCTGTATTAATCACTTGTGTTGTTCATATTAAAAACATAACTGTGTATCTTTACACCGTTAGTTATTTTAATTCTATGCTCATAAGAGCAGTCATTAGTTTTAAGTACTCTATCTCTAAACCTATCAAGTGCTTTAAGATTAGAAGAACTTATTGCTATATAGCCATCGAGTATTTCTACTCGTGTAGATGACTCTTTCTGTTTATAAATATCAACCGGGTGAAGTTTTTTACCCTCAGCTGCTCTATAAATATATGTATCCATTTCATCATCTGATAAAGTGGACAGCCATTCATAAAATAAATCAGGCTTTTTATATAACATTCTATCAGCTTTTGTCAACATATTCCACAACATATTAGGATTATGATCTGTAAAGCTAGCTACGTGATTTTCAAACTTTTTAAGATCACTAGCGGTTAGGGTCTGGATATATTCTAAAAGATATCTAACAAGATTCTGATCGGGTTGCTCAACCTTCATAGCAGTAGAAACGCTATCAATCATCTCTTTAATAGAACTGGGATCAAATCCAGCACTAAAATCATCATGCTCTTGTTGCGAATATTCAAACAGTCTGAGTTTTGAGTTACCTTTCAGTAAATCATCAATGCTAATGCTTGCAATACTCTTACTATCTTTCACTCTATACTCCATAATATTATTTACCTCTTTACCACCGGGACTTTTACGACATGGTCCCTGTTAACCGTTTGCTTAGGGTACCTAATTAGGCAGCCATTGCATATTCAACTTGTGCGCCAGTTAATTGCGTTCGACCTTCCTTATACCCTTACTACCTGTCAAAGCCGATCATCCCCATATTGTTAGTTGTCACTTGGTGGAGATGCCGGGAATCGAACCCGGGTCCAAAATAGCAGCTAATACAAGTACTAGCGGTCAATTATAAATATCTATTTACCTTTTAAAATCTTTTGAATACCTAAA